AGAACGTTCATCAACACAGTGCCGATAGTCGCTCCGAACTCTTTCCATTGTTCAGAGAGTATTCTTGTTTGGTTCGCCCAGCTGTCAGAAGTCTTTGCAAAGTCGCCCTGTGCAAGAGCCGTTTGCGACATAACGTAATTGTATCTCAGCTGAACTTTTTCAGCCTGCGACATATCGGCAGTTGATTTCGTGATACCCTTTGAAAGCGCATACGCCTGCAAGTTGGCGTCCGTCATAACGATACCGAACTGTTTGAGGGTCTCAGTTTCCCCTGTGAATATCGATTTCAGAGCTGTGCTTGCCACGTCCTGACCGACATTATAAAATGACGCCATATCCGCCGACAGCCCTGTAAGAGCCATAGCCATATCGCTTGCACTGTCATTGGCAAGCCCCATTCCTGCCGCCATTGCCATGAAGTTTGAGCCTGTCTGCTTTGCGGTGAGTTTTGAAATGCCGTAGGTCTTGACAGCCGTGTCAGCGAAGTCCTCCATTTTCTGCTTGGACTCTCCGAAAGCCGTGTCAACAACATTCTGAACTTCCGCAAGGTCTGAGGCTGTTTCTATGGATTGCCTGCCGAAGTCCACAAGCTTCTTGACGGAGAATGCTGCCGTCACAGCCATTGCAAGGCTTTTAAGCTTTGGCTTGATATCCCCCACCATATCGGAAAGACTTTTCAAGCCCTTTTCAAAGCCCTCTTTGTTTATGTTGGTGTCAAAATTCAAGCACCCGTCAGCCATTGTCATTCACCTCCCGTCAGTTGTTTCAGAAACTCTTTGTCCTCGTTTTCAGCCCTCTGCTCTTCTGCCGAGAGCTTTCGTTTAAGGTCTATCATATTTCGGTGGTTTCTGTAAAACTCCTGCTCGTATTTTTCAAGCTTTTTGTCCTTGTTAAGCTTTTGCCGTATGCCTATAACAGACGAAAAAAGCCCCTCGCCTATCTCATTGAAATAGCCAAGAAAAGTCCACCAATGAAGATATTTTACCGTCCTCGTTTCAAAGCCTGCCGCCTTGTTCACCGCAGGAAAAATAATACTCTCGTCCTGCTCCCAATCAATAGTCTTTGCAGGCTGAACGCTCTCCTGGGGAACATCTCCACCGCCCACAAACCAATAAGCCTTGTCGACAGCCTCCTGCAAATGTTCTCGTGGGATATCCTCAGCATAAAGGCATTTAAGACACACATAGCACTTTTCACGCTCGTCAAGTTCGGGGTCTGTAAAGGCTGAATAGATCCGCAGGATTACCCGAAAATCCGAGTGTATGGCATACTCTTTGCTGTCTATTTCAAGGGCTGTTGGCAAACTGCCTATCATTTCAGTAGCTCCCTGAGCAGAGCCTTTTTGTCCTCGTCAGAAAGCTCCGCCACGTTGACCGCAGGCTGAGCAATATGTTGATGAGCGATAACAGGTGCGGTGTACTTCTCCACCTTTTCTTCGAGCTTTATCTGAGCAGCCGTCTGTGCTGACTTTATCTCCTGCACCACTACCACAAGAAGCGCTTCAAGGAAGTTCACAAGCACAGGCTTGCCGTTTGAAGCCACAGAGAACACGTTCACGCTTCCGAGCGCCGCCGTACACACATTGCTTCCAAATATGTCATTGACCATTTCTCTTGCACGCTGGTCATACTCTTTGAGAAGCTGAGTTCTGTCCTCGTTCTTCTCACGTTCTGACACTTCTTCTGCGATATTGTCAGCCTTGCTCATAGCGTCCTGTATCCTTGTGATGATACCAACATCTGACACGTTTATCCTTATCACTCTGTTCTCATCGCCGTTTATAGCGTACTCTTTGTAATTACCGCCGTTAAAATCTATTGACTGCATTGACATTTTTATCATCCTTTCTGTATTACGGCAAACAAAAGGCACTCCGCTCTGAACGAAGTGCTTTCATATGTTTGTCATATACTTTATTCTTCCGTAGTCTTTGTAAACGTTGGCACGCCTGCCGCAAAGGTGACAGAGCCTTTCACTCTGTTTCCTGCAAAGGTGCAGTTGAACGGGATATTTACGCCCCCCTGTGGTCCGCCATATGACTGCGGCTTGACGATGATATCTTCCATCCATGCGTCATACGCACCTGTGGTCTTGTCAACGATGACCTCGAGAACACTTGTCTTGCAGGCGTCGCCCGTAAGACGATTCATCATGATATCCTTAAGCTTTTCGTAAAGTGCGTCACCGGGCTTTGCATAGAATGTGTCAAGGTCGAACTCAGGCTCATAGCCATTGTCCTCAACTGTGGTTTCATCAAGGATATTCTTCTTTGTGGAAGTGTCAGGATTGAGCTCCACACTTGCGTCCTCAACGTCCTTGCCGAGAAGATACCAGCTTGGTGATGAAGCGACCGCTGCGAATGTAGTGTCAAGATAATGCAGAAGATGACTTCTGTTGAGCTTTCCGCTCTTGTATGAATAATCAGGCATATGTTTTCCTCCTTTTATATCTGATACTGTGCCGCTATCTGTAACTGATACTGCACAGTATCGTTCGTGTTTTCATTTGGTATTGCGTATATCATTCCGTTTGCACAGGTGAGCTTTTCAAGAACGCCTGTCCTTTCCTCACCCTCTGTTATGGTAGTGAACGTGGTATCTCGGTGCTTGTCTGCATAGCTTTCAAGCCACATCTGCAAGTCAAGCAGCACACCGCTGTTTGACATTCTGTCAAAGTCATTCATAGATTGATACACCGCATAGAGAATGAAGTTATGCTGTCTTGTCTGACCGCCCAGAATATCAGAGCTTATAAGGCTGTCGCCTGTTGAGGACAAGCCGTAATTGGTTGGCGTATCGTCGGTAAAGTCGATATGGATATCGTTGCAAACCTCCGATATTTTCGGGAACTGCTGCAAAATATCTTTCACAAGCTCGATTATGTTCATTTCGCTTTGCCTCCCATTATCGCCGCCGCTCCTCTGAGTATTTGCTGTTTCTTGTCGGCTTTCATTCGCTCAAACCAAAGCTTGCCGGCAAGTGGCTCTTTAAAAGTGCTGTAAACAAGGTCTTTGTCCGTCAGCACTTTCTTTTCTCCATGTCGGGCGTAAGACGAGCCTGTAACAGAGGATACCATAAGCTTGCCGTAATACTGATAGCGTGCGTAAGGTGCAAGATACTGTATCTTGCCGCTGCCTATTTTTGTGCCTCTCGTGGCAGACTTTCTCAGATTAGTGCTGAGGGTAGGTGTATACTTCACCATATGCCTTATGCACTCGGCGTCAATGAACTTTTGAGCCTTATCAAAGCGTTCTGAATACCTGCCTGCAAAGGACTTATCCCAAGTGATAGCCCTGCTGTCCATAGGCTGACCTATCTTCATTTCACGCTCACCTCCATATGTGGCAGACCACCGAACATATAATCATCAATGCTCATTACCGTAACAAAGTCATACTCCGCACGGAAGATTTTCATGCTCTCAGATATGCTCTGCGGCGTTTGATTATCGAACTCAAACTCGCATTTTCCTCTCACAAGCATATCCTTTGCAGGGGTTTTCGGTGCATTATCATCATAGAAATACACCCTTGTGCTGTCTGAGGTCTGCATACCGCTTTTCACGATACTTCCCGACTTATTCTCACACCAGTAAACTTTCTCTGCATACTTCCGCACAAATCCCTCTGTCTGCTTGTCGAAAAGATACACTGTGCAATCGCTGTTTGCAAGCATTTATCTCACCCCTCTGTAAAGCAGCCCTGTTCCGCTGAGCCATTTGTACACGATATCGTGAACGGCTCTGTCAGCGTTCTGCCTGCGGATATCTGAGCTTTCATATGACTTTGACCAACCACCAACACTTTCGGAAGATACCCCCTGAGTGCCGCCCTCCTGCTCTGCCTTGAAAATATTCTCCGCAAGCTCGCAGCAGCACATTTTCACTTCTTCGGGGATATCGTTCTCGTCAACGTTGTTAAGGGTATATTGCTTCATAAGGCTTGTGGCTTGCATTGCATAGAAGTCAAAAGCGGCAGATATGTCAGGCTCTTTGCCGCAAAGATAAACGCCTATATAATAGCTCTCGTTTGCATATGCTTTCATACTGCCGCACCTCTTTACTTCTTGAATCTTGCAAGCACTACCTTTGACTGATCTGAAATAGCCACAGTGTAATGCTTGTCAGCAGATATATCTGTGCAGCGCTTTGTGCTTCTTCTCTCTGTTTCAACGTTGGTGTCACGCTTGAGGTAGATAGTCAGAGCTGATGTTTCGTCCTCTGTTTCAGTATCAGCGTTGAGCTTGATGATAGGGCATATGTAGAAAGTGCCAGCCTTAACAGCGGCGTTCTTTACAACATAGTCACCCACCTTTGGAGTGTAGCCATCTGCACAAGGCGTTACTGAGCCGAGCTTTATCTGTGAAGCAGTTGGTGAAGCTGTGCTGTCCGCAACAACTTCCTTTGCACCCTCTGCATCGCTGTCAACTCTCACATACTGTTCTGGGATAGCCTCGTTAAGTGAAACCTTCTTTGACGGAACGATACGGCAGTTCGCTATTTTGCCTATCTCGCCTGTCATGACCACATTGCCGTCATACTTATCTGCTGAAATGAAGTTCGGGTCCTTTCTAAGCTGTGAGTTCTGATGAGGATTAATAAACATAGCCTTTTCGGTGTTCAGCTCCTCATTGAACTTGTCAACAGCGTCAACAATGCCGCTGTAAGAGATAGCAGAAGCCGAGCCGTCATAGATGAGCTGGGCTTTCATAAGTGCGTCCATGCTGTCTGCGTCCACCTTAGAAGCGATAGACATTGCAAGCTGTGAAGTCGCCTGACCCGCAGGGTTTCCATAGCCGCTGAGAAGTGCTTCATCAGTTATCTCCACCGCTTTCATGGCTTTCTTTACCTTAGCCTGAGTAGAATCTGTTTCAAGCTTGACAGTTTCGGCTTCAACGCCCTCTGCAACATCAACTGCATCGCCGATATACTTGTACTGCGGCACTGTGATAGTGTCGCCAGGCACGCCAACGAGCGTTCTGTCTATCTTCGCAAAGGGAGATACAGTTATCTTAGACTCTATCTTTACGTCGATCATATCACTCATTACCTCAGGATCGATAAGGTCGGTGATCTTTGTCGGCTCTGCGAAATACTGCATAGAAATTCTAATGCCATTTGTCATTTTCATAATATCCTATCCTTTCAACTGTTCGTATTTTTCGGGGTCTGTTCGCTTAAGTTCCAACCTCTGCATATACCCCATTTTTGCAAAGGTTTCCTTACTCACTTCACCTGCGGCAGGCGTCCCTGTGGGAGCAACCGGGTTCTTGATAGGCTCGGAGCTTTCAAAAAGATAATCGTTATCTTTCTTCACGTTCTCGATAGCCGTCTTGATATCCTCAGCCTGATTTTTGGATGCTTTGAGAGTTTCCACATCAAGCAAAGCTTTAAGAGCCTTGACGTTTCTTGCCTTGCTTGCCGAGATAGCGTTATCAAGGGTAGCGTCAAACTCCATATCAGATATCTTCGCCTGATACTCGGTATCTTTCTTAGCAAGGTCAGCGGTGAGCTGTGCGACTTTGCCGTTAAGCTCCTTGACGTCCACACCCTCAAATTCTTTGAGAGAGTTCTGTGCGGTATCAAGGCTGTCCTTATAGTTATCACGCTCCACCTCAAGGCGGCTTTTCACCTTTTCAAACTCAGCCACAGTCTTATAATTCTCTGCCACCTGTTTTGTGATGTCCTGTTTCTTGTCCTCAGGGATAACGATACCCAGAGCGGCAAGGATCTCAAAAATGTTTTTCATATGTTTGTCCTTTCTACATAGCTTATATACCGCTCTGTCTGCGGTGTGAAAGTCTGACAGTTTAACGTCATATCAAGGACGAAATGGTATAAAAAAAGCACCCGGTAAGGTGCTTAGTTCCGATATTTGGGTATAAAAATACCGCCCGACATTAGTCAAGCGGTAAAATTATCATTTGAAATACTCTGTAAGTTCAACTTCTGAATCAATATACACAGCGTCAATATAATAACTGTTGTGTACGATTATCTTCTTTCCGTTTAATGTGTATATCTGCGTTTGTGAGCCGTCAACATCTGTCAGCATATCGGACCGTTCAATGCCTGGGATATGCTTTTCCAATGCCGCACATTGCTTTTCAAAAATTTCTTTGTCCGCAGCCGTGCAAATATTGTATTCATATTTTTTCATTGCTGATCATCCAATCCATACCTTTTATCTACTGATCTTCGTGTTTTTACAGCGGTTTTCAAAGTGTCTGCTATAGCTTCTTCTCTGCTCATGTTTTTTCGTACCATTTTATTTGATACCAAGTCTTCAAAAGAAATGATAGGTTCGGTCTGGTCAAGGGTTTTACGAGCTTTTTGATCTTCCATTAACTCTCTTGCCTGAAAGCGATACTTGTTACGCAGTTCACAAGCTTGCCTTGCCTGTTCTTCAATAGATTTGCTTTTGTCGATAAGCTGAGGAATATTTTTATTATGGTGTCTGTACCACTTTCGCACGTCTATATCAGACATCTTACCTTTCATATCAATTATATCACTATAATCTTTTTGCGTCAAGTCTATCTTGGTTTTTCCCACCCCGATATTCCCCAGTCCGTCGGCGTTTACACGCTCTCTTTGCTGAGGCAGACCCATTGCTTTTGAAAACCTCGTGTACTCCTGGGAAGTGCCACGATATCGACAGCGTGCGTTGATGATATCCTCCTCGCCTGCACCTGCCTCTTCAAGAAGATGTATCTTCTGTCGCTGTGCTCTCATTGCAGTTTCAAGCTTTCTTTGCCGCTGTAAAGCTTCATACTTTGTGTACTCTTTATCGCCGTACTTAACAGGCTTGTTCTCCTCTGCATTCATCTGTGCAAGCTCCTCATCTGTGTAGGAACGCTCAGATATGCCGGGGATAAAGGGGTAATAATCGTGATAGCAATTCGCTCCGCACAGACCTGTCACAGTACCAAGACCGCAGATAGTTTCAAGCTCTTTTTTGCTGTAGACCTTGCCCTGCCATTCTTGGTGAGAGGGTCTTGCTCCGCTGTGCCAAGTGACTTCAAAATAGTCTGTGCCAAGCTCTTTGGCGTTGTCCTCATTCATTTTTGCGGTTAGCTGTGAAAGCCCTGTCATCACCGAACGCCTTGCGGCTACGTCTGCTCTGTTGCTCCAGCCTGTGGCATAGTCCACAGTGCGAAGACCTGAGTTCGTCATATCCGAAATGACTTTCTTTATGACCGTGTTATAATCGAACGCTCCGCTTGCTATGCCCATTATGGCGTTATCAAGGCTCTGCTGATAAAAGTCTGCCGCCTGCGTGAATTTAAGCTTGCCGTCAGGCTGTTTTACTGCAAATCCGAGTGACTGAGATATGTTTTTAAGCTCCCCCGAAGTCTGCTCCGATACAGCCGACAGCAGCCTTTGCAGGCCCTCATTTTCTTCAAGGGGGATCCGTGCCTTGCCTTTGGTCTTGTATATGCTATCGTCCCATTCATAGCCTTTTTGCAGGATATCATTGTACAGTTCTTTTATCTCAGCTTTGGAGAGGTCAAGGTTATCGGCTATGGCTTTCTTTATCTCACGCTTGCTCATTCCAAGCTCGTGAAGCCTGTATATCTGCCAATCCGCCGAACGTGTTATCTCGCCGTTTATCTTTATCCTGCGGACGATGTCCTCCATTATCTGCATTTCAAGGTCACGCAGGGGCTTGTCAAGAATCATTGAAACTCGCTCTATCTCGCTTGCTTTGAGCATTATTCTATCACCTCTGCGGTGCTGTCAGAGGTCATTTTCTTAGCCGTTTCCTCGTCCTCACCATACCATTTCATTCGGTATTCCCACAGTGGCATAATGCCCATAGAAACGTCCTGACGATCGCTTGCACGCTTTGTTTCATCATCAGCAAGGATACTGTCCTCGAAGTTCACAGACAGCTCATAACCGCTTTGAGTAAGCCCATTATAAAACGCCAGCGAATAGCAGAGGTCTTCAAGGCAGACACGGAGATTATTCTGTATCGCCGTGACAGTATCGAACTTTCTCTGCTTTGAGGACTTTATCTCCGTTGCCGTCTTATCAACTGTCTGAGGGTTTGAGATATCCCCATAGGACAGCCCCACAGCAAACTCTATCTCTCGCTTGTATTCTTCAAGTCCTGCGATAAAATCAGCCTGCCTTAACTGCGGTGAGAACTCGTGATAAAAATCACCGCTCGTGCCAGCCGACACGTTTACCCCTCTGAAAAGCCGTTCATTGAGCTTTGGCATTTCTGTGCGCTTCTTACCTGTGAACGGGTCTGTAACAGGTCTTAACACAGCCTCGTCAACGTCTATGGCACGCTCTCCCGACTCAAACTCCCAATCGAGCCTGCCAAACTGGATATCAGCTTTTCTTATGACTTTTTCCGCCCCTGCGAACACTGATACGCCTGAATGTGAACCGTCAACTGTATTGTCGATAGGATTGACATAATAGCCGAAAGAGGGTCGCAGCATAAGGGGATAGGCTATCTTAGGGATAAGCTCTGCCCACTCTGAAACAGCTGTGAGGGGTATCTCAGCACCAAGAGACACGCCGTCATTGGAGCGAAAAGCCCTGTTTGTAATAGTCAGCCCTTTTTCATAGTCCAGAGCGTGATATTCAAGCCTTATGCGGTAATCATTATCGCCAATGCGTTTTATCTCAGGGAAAATGACCTTTATAAGCCTGCCGTTCACGTCATACTCCACAGGAATAAATTGCGACTGCGGAACATACTGCACCTTATCAGCACCCAGCGGCTTTATTATCATTGCTCCTGTTGCAAGACCTCTTTGCAGATTTTTGTTGAGGTTTTCAAGGGCGTTTTTCATTATGGCATCAAGCTTATCGTTGGAAACTTTTAAGGCCATTTCATTTATAGCCGTGTTTGCAAACTCCCTCACAACAGCGTGTTCAAGCCGCAGAGAGTGAACTCCCTTGGGTGCTGCATTACCTGCATACATTCTGTCCCACTTGTCGATAGCTCTTATCATACTGTCCGTCACGGCAATATCAATACCGTAAACGCCCTTTATATCTGACTTTGAAAGCATTCTGCTTATCCACTCCCTTATTTTTGAAATAATGCCCATAGCTTACTGACCCCGCCTTTTCCATACTCTTTCCATTGCATACCGAACGGCGTCGATAACGTGGTCATTGCCGTCGGGATAGCCGCTTATAACGTTGCCCTCTTTATCCCTGTCATATTCGCAGTTGATAAACTCCTCGCAAGCCACAGGACAACGCTTGTTATCTATAACGATACTTCGCAGAGATTGCAGCCACTTATATGAATACTCCCTGCTGTTAGGACCTTTCTCTGCACCTCTCGCAAGCAAGCCGTATGCTCTGTAATCCTCAACAGACTTATTCTCTGCACTGTCGCAGGTGATAAGGTCATTTGCTGTGATACCAAGCTCCAGCAAATGCTTTGCGGTATCAATATTCTTTGTTTTGTTGCAGGTGTACTCCTGCCATATGAACAGCGTGTGCTGAGCAGGAGCATAATGCACTCTGACAAAAGCGTAAAGGTCGGGATACCAGCCCCAGTCAACGCCGTTATAGATGTTATCGAACTGTGCTATCTCGTCGTCGGTTATCTCTCTTATGAGGACGTTATCGAAAACATTACCGCCTGTGCCGTTTGCAACGCCCATATACTCGTTCTCATAGGCAGTGGGATTGGTTTCTTTGAGAAATTCGGCGTCATCAAGAAAAGGCTTGCCAAGCCACTTTTTCGGCACAGTTAGATAAGTGCTTTCGGTAACGAGTCTGTCCGTTCTCGGCACTTTGATGTACTTATTCGCCCAGTTCTGAGCCGACTTCGGAGGGTTGAAAGACTTGAACTTATATGCTCTCTCACCGCCTCTTATAACAGACTGTTCTATCGTTCGCACAGCTTCTTCACCGCCGAACTGGTCAAGCTCCTCAAACCACACGATGCCGATATAGCCAAAAGGAGGCTTGATAGACTTCATCTTGTACGGGTCATCAGCACCACGAAAGTATATTTTCTGTCCTGTTGAAATGCGTGTGATCTCAAGGGGCGACTTTGTGCAGGCAAACTCATCATCAAGACCAAGTGCAGATATTGCCCAAAGTATCTGAGAATAAACGCTGTCTTTTAGAGTATTCGCCACAGCACGCAGGACGCAGGCGTGCATATTCTCGTTCTTCATCAGCAGGTCGATAACGTTCAGACCGCAGAATGAAGATTTAGTCGAGCCACGTCCGCCAGGGAAAACATACTCGGAATGTTCCTGCTCTGCAATATCGAACAGGACAGGTGAGAACGTAGGAGCGACAAGGCTCGCAGGGATACCGCTGTACGCCTTATCAGGCATAGAAACAGGCTCAAGCTTTTGTTTTTCAAGCCTGAGCCTTGCGTTATCGTATTTTATCTTATGTTTGAGCATATCGTCATCACGGATAATGTCACGCAGCTCTTTCACCGCCGCAACGTCCCCTTGCTTTGCCCTTGCCATAAGAGCCGCATTGACGAGGAGCATATTATTTATGAAGTCAGGGTCAAGGCTGTTAAGGTCAATGCCCTGCTCAACGAGGAACTCATAGTCCGCTCTGGTATTGGCAGGCTGTTCAAGCAGGAAGTCCATTACCTGTTTCATAGTCTTTTTACGTCTGCGGACTTCGCCTGATTTTTTACCGCCTTTGGAACCGTTTTTTCGAGCTTCACTCGAGCTTGGAACTATTAAATTCTGTTCATTCGGCATTCACCTCACCTCGGTTTTTTTTGTTGTTTTGGGATATAAAAAGAACTGCCACATTGTTGTAGCAGTTCAAAAAAATATTATTTGATTCCAATAATGTATTTAATCTGTTCAGCAGACACGTATTCAATTATTAAAAGATTCGAATTACTATACGATTCTCGAAACGTTATTTTATATCTAAATAGCGTTTATCAATACAATAATATAAATCTTTAATTTTTGAATGTAGATTACTAAAAAAATCAGCTTGCTCATCATTTTCCCACGTTTTATTGCAGCTTTCTGAAATGTAATCTTCAATATCCATGGTAACATTTTTCAATTCTTTGTAAAAATCCTCATCATCAAATTTAAAATATTGTGCTTTTTTTCGAAGATTCACTAGATTGTCTGATAAGCAATTTGCATCCAATATTTTTCCAGATTTGCCAAAACTTATCAAACTTATAGAACGCGGAATTATATCCACAAGAATATCATCAAATATTATCTCGAAATATCTAGCTTTTAAATTTGTTCTATTATGAGAAATATTTTGAAAATGAATATTTAATGCTAATATTATGGAAACTACCAATGATGTAATAGATAAAATTAAAGTTGAAACTTCCATAACAATTACCTAGAATAGTTTCTTGATTAAATTATTTTTTAAGTTCTCATTATCACTTTCTATTCTAGTTCTTTCTTCAGTTGAAACTAACCCTATTTCACTAACTATTTCTGAAAAAAATCCCTGAACAAAAGATGATGCAACACCCGTTATTTGAGATGGAAATTGTATTGTAAATATTTCATTAATGTTTATTTTACCTTTAACCTGTGTACGATAGATCTCACACCCATAGTCATAACCAGCTAAATTCGTTAATGTGTTATTAAATTTCAAATTAACAGAATTGTTCATTACAAATTCCATCCTTTCTTTATAGCAAAACTTAAATTATATGCTGTTCCCGGTATGAAAACATTTCCTGTTGCAAATATATTCTTATTTGGAATACTTGTCATATAATCATTGCTATCATTAAAACCAATGAATTTATCTTTGTCAAATTTTAAACATCCATTCGTAAAATACAAAATTCTTTTTCCACTAATCATATAGCAATAATGGTTATCTACCTTTTCTTCCAAAGAATTTATTAATCTAGTTAACCCTGTCCCACCTGTTGCATTTTTCCTGTCGCTACCAGAAATTTTATGCTGAAAAGATGATAATGTGTAGAAATCATTTTCAAAATAATTGTCATTCAAGTGTTTTAAGTGATATTGTTTAGCTGTATTTACTTTTAAATACCGTTCAGGCAAATCGTTAACATTTTGAAGTTTCATTTTTAAAGATTCATGAAACAATGTATTAGAAAAATTAAGAATTACTGCATTTAGTCCATAATAGCATTGATTATCAGGTTCGCATTCTTTGTAGTAATTATTATTAGTAACATCAACATCTATTAAACAATCTGATCCGCCATGTTCATAAGCATTACCAACAAGTTCAGAAAAAACTTCAGATAGTTGATTACTAACTTCATCTCCAATTCCATTATTAATAAAATAACCATTTAAATCTTGCATTAAAGAAGACAAAGTATCATCATTAGCATTTGTAGATTTGGGGACTAATCTCCTAAAATGCCTCATATTTAAATCAAAAACAAATTTCTTTTCGAAATTACTAACTTCATTAAGTGGAGAAAACAATATTCCTTCTGTATAAATGCTTTTTATTGGTTTAAAATTAAATGCTATATTCATTTTATTTTTTACAGTAACATGATAGTATATAATTTCCAACATAACATATGACAATTTATCACAAAACATTACTTTTGGAAGATTGAAAACAAGAGGATAATTAAATTTATTAATTTTAGCACAATAATTAATTACATTAATTATTTCGCTGACATTTTTACCGGTAAATTCACCCTTATCAGCCTTAATGCTATATATCCACTTTTTATTTATTAAACAGAGCTTTTTCTTTATATATTTATCATATTGAGAACTTTCATTTTCTTTGAACAATAACTCACTATAATCCATATTATGCCCCCAAAAAAATATACTATAACTTAAGCATATTATATCTCAATTTTATTTATAATTCAAGTTACAATTTGATGACAATGCTACCTCATTATCAAAATAAAAGCTGCCACGTTTTCGACGCAACGCAAAAGCGACCGCAAAATGCAGCCGCCCTTGTGAAAAATATTATAAGGAGTTTTGTAAATGGTGGAGCAGATCTGAGCGGTGGCTCACTCTCGACCTGCATACGGAGCTTTCGCCCCGTCGGACTTTTTTATGGAGGTCCGCAAATGTTTGCTTGCCTTATTGGCTATTGTAATGATATCATACTATGTGCGTTCCTGCAAGTGGTATTGAGTGGTCTTGTGTGGTATATTTAATTTCTCGCACCCATTGTGAAACATTCTCAGCACCGTCTTGTAATCTCTGAAAATATAGTTGTGAGCTATCTTCTTCACCGATATGCCGTTGATGAAATACAGCTTGATTATCCTTGCCGTATCTATGGTTTCAGCTTCCTCATTGCAGAACATTTCATCTATCTCCGCTTGTATCTCCTGCGTGAGCCTTGCACGTTCTTCGCTCAGCTCCTTTTGTTTCTCACCCTTGCAGGCATAACTCAGCATTGAGCTTTCGGCTGTGTTGCCTGGCGTTCCTGCCGAACTGTCATTCTTGTCATAGCATACGGCTTTCCCATTCAGTATCCTTGCCCTGTTTTCTTCAAGATTGGCTATGAGCTTTGGTATCAGCTGATAGCGTGATATCTTTTCTTGTATTGTCAACCTTTATCCCTCCTCGATCATTCTTCCGCAAACAGGACAGAACTCAAAACGGACTTCCTTGCCGTCTGCACCAAGCTTTTCGCTCCACTCTGTCACTCCATTGCAGTATTCACAGCCTGCATATTCAGGTATGTTTACTCCGTTATGTTTCGCAAGCCCCTCGTCGCAGAGTATCAGTTCAAGTGCCTGCAATGCGTATGTGAGCTTTTCTTCCCTGTCCTGCATTTTGTTTATCTTCCAGACCGTTGTCTGCCCTCTGCGGATATTCTCCTGCATTATGCAGGCTTGCCTGAAAAACCTGCCGTTTCGCTCTTTGCTGTGAAGATACTCCCGCTTATATTCCGCCTGCTTGTCCTCGCATATCTCTTTCGACCACCCCTCGTGCCTGTTCTTGTAGCCAAGTCTTGATAACTGCGAGAAATACTTATATTCCTCAGCAGGATACTCGTCATAGATAAGCCTGCCGTCTATTGCCATATCTTCATATCTTGCGAATTCTTCTTGTGACATTCTTTTGAAATCTGTTTTAATGATTATCCCCCCTCTGTGACGGGTTGTGAAGGGTTTGCACCCTTTTTAAAGAACTCTTTCTTTATATATATTCTTTTTTATTTTCTAATACGAAAGGTTAGAAAAACCCTTCAACCCTACACAACCCTACACACTTACAATTACTTACACATTATCAAGTGACAGTCCATTGAAGTATATACCGCCCCTTGTTCTTACTTTCTCAAAGCGTTTTGCAAGCTCCATACCGAACTTTGTTGAACTCATACGATATTCATTGTTCTGCTCAGCCCAGTTAAGATATGCCGCAAAAAGCTGACTTGACTTAACGCTCAGACCCTTGCCCACAGTACACTTATCCTCAACAAATGCAGAGATAACGTCCATTTCACGGCGGTACTCCCTCACTTCTTCAAGGACGGCACGAGGCATTTTAAGCCCCTCTTTCTGCCACAGCAGACAGCCCTCGACCGCCCAGCGGAATATGCCCGTAAGCTCCGCCGACAGCTTGTATTTCAGCCTGCGGTCTATCTTTTCTTCGGGTATCTGCACAGTGAAGGGTATCATATGTATCCTTCGCCATATGCCCGTATCCGTTCCTCTGATGACAGGCTTATGGTTTGTCGCCATCCAAAGTTTGAACTCAGGCTTGAACTCAAACTCGTCACCGTAAAGCTTTCTTGCCGTAACAGTATCATCGCCTGTAAGCTGTTTGAGCAGACCCTCGTTGATACGAACGCCCTCGTTAGGCTCAACGCTTGTCACGAGCCTTGCACCTTTGAGCCTTGCGATATCGCTGTTTATGGCGGTGCTCTGATTACTGCGTACCATAATAGTTTCAGGCTGGATATTTGCCGCATAGTCCCCGAAAATATCCCTTATGATATCAATGAAAGTTGACTTGCCGTTTCGTCCTGTTCCGTATAGAAAGAACGCACATTGCTCGGTGGTCGAGCCTGTCAGGGAATATCCCACAGCTTTTTGAACGTATCTGATAAGGTCTTTATCCCCTCTGAAAATGTCGTCAAGAAATGCAAGCCAGCGAGGACAATCGGCATTCTCTGAATACTCAACGGCTGTCATTTTCGTCAGATATGTCATAGGGTCGTGAGGAGATATGCCGCCGCTTCGCAGGTCGATAACTCCACCCGGTGTATTGAGAACAGTTTTAAATCTGTCCATTTGAGCAGGCAGAACAGGAACGTGGTGCATGACCTCGCTTAGCATTGCGTTCTTTGATTTGTTAGAACGGCAGGACTTCATATGCTTTTCAAAGGCTTTCGCCATATCCGTTTCCTCGTCTGCGTCAAGCTGAGCGTACACCTTTGCCTCTGCCGCCATACAAGCCACAGCCTTATCAGCAAGACGTTTAACTGTGCCTGTCATATCGGTACACCACTTTCTGCCGTCATACCAAAGCCAGCGTTTGTCTGTATAACAGTATCTCACCTGCTCGCCAAAAAGGTCAACAAAGCGTTCTGCGTTGCCTGTATCGTCAAATGAATAAAGTCTTGGCTTGGCTTCTTCCTGCTCCACAGCGCCCACAGAAATCGGCTCAGAGGGCGACTTGAAGTTAAGAGAAAATCCCCCTGCGAACTTTGGCGAATAGGTCTTGTCGCAATCGGCAATGGCTTTCTGGATCGTGAGTGCGCCATAGGTCGAACCGCTTTGCGCCCTGTCCCACTTTTCACGCATAAGACCTGAGGAGCGAAATATCATATCCATTTTCTCTGCGTCACAGCCTGTCCAGAAGGCAAGCATCGAGCAGAACGCCATATCAGCCTCAGACTGAGAGGTATATCCTGCGGTGCTGCCGCTGTAGAGCGACACGAACTTTCCTCCGTTCTTTGCTCCTGCCGCAGCTTTGATTATCTGGTCTGCGGTGTCAAGTCTGACAGCAGGAACAGCCTTTGCTACAGGCTCGTGACCGCCGCCTATGTACTTTTCGTGCAATGGCTTTATGCTGTCGGTACACTCTGCAATGCCCTCATATTCTGAACAGGAGTTGCCTGTCATAACGAAAAATCTGCCGTTCTCATACATCTCAACTGAGCCTTTACGTCTGCCACGCTTTGGGAGCGTTCCTCTGCATATGATATGTATGCCCTTGCCCGATTGAGATATTTCAGTATAGCTTTGCAGGGTGGAGATAAATTCAGATATGATGTTGCCGTTCTCTCCCCTCTGGTATGCCTCAAGCTCCTCCTCTTTGCCGTCAATGTCAACACCGAAATATGGACAGCCACCGAACATAAATCCTATGCCCGAATGTTTTTCTGAGGCTCTCACCGCCGTATCGAAATCGCACCATGTAGAGGGGTTATTTGACATAGCCCCTCCGCCTGTAAGTGCGTTTATCGGCACTTTCTTTATCTTCCCTCTCTTTTCATCAGGCACAGCGTCCCAGCATATCCAGTTTGGCAGGGCTTTAAGCTCCTGCGGTATTTGTTCGTACATATATCCAACTCCTAACATAAATTTTGAAAAGTCAAAGCCTTTCACTTATCCCCGAAAAACGTCCCAAAAGTTGCATTAAAAATGCAACAATTGCAGAAATGTTGCCAAATTAAAATATAAATCATTTGTTTGCACAAAATATCATCTGCGTTTTTATGCAAAAGCACTATGACTTTTCGCTTTTCTCAGAAATCAGAACGGCACGCCGTCATCTGTAAGCACGTCCTCAAAATCTTCAAGGGAGCCTATGGCGCTGTCAGCCTGCGTATTTGTCTTAGGCGTTGCAAAACCCGTCTGCTTAGTCGCAAAGCTGTCCGCCTTCGGTGCAGAGGATTTAAACTTATGCTTGCATTCAGGATACTTTGTAGGATTGACAAAAATAATGCGTTCCCGCTCCTTGCCGTTCCATTCCTCGTGCGTGAGATCTACCCTTATGCACTTGTTCAGCAGGTCGGTGCAGTATGCTTTAAGGCTGTCATACTCCTTGCCGTCAGGAAGCTTAGCCGCCTTGCCCATTGCCATAAGCTGAGCAAAGTTGTAGCCCTCCACCTGCATATCGTTTTCGTTAGGCTCGTGCTTTTTCCATATGGTGTGAAACAGGCAGGAGTTGCCGTATTTCTGTCCCTGCACGTCATTTCTGATGACGAGAGTGAAGTTAAGGCCCACCGAGCCTTTCTTTGTTGTGCGTTCCTCGATAGCGGTTATGATGCACTCGTAATCGCCCTCAGGCTTTAATCCGTTCTGAAATGCCTCTGATTGATTTGACTTAAATCCCATTTTTTTTATTCCTCCGTTAGTAAATTTACTGCGTCCTCTGCTGATCGGCATATGCCTGCCAATGCTCCGCACTCACGCATTTTTGTTATGAACTTCTTCTGCTCAGGACGAACTCGTCCCGACTTTGTTTTGACTTCGATAAAGACAGCTCTGCCGTCCTTATGCCTTACGCCGAACAGGTCTGAAAAACCTTTCGGCACACCTGTAGTGAAATATCTGCCGTCAACTGTTCTGCCCTCGCCCACGTTCACACGAAAGACAGTGCAGTAGGGCGACACCGCACAGCGTATCTCGTTTTGTATCCTGTGTTCTTCCGTCAACCTATAAGCCCCCTTTGCCTTGCCTGATAATACGCCCAGCCTGATTTGTAGCCGTGACTTTTCGCATACTGCAAAAGTTCGGGATAGGTATGACAATCGGCAGGACTTGAAAAATCAAGCTTAAATCCCTCCACCTTTACAAGCCCCACGCTGTTATCTGTTTCAAGCTTTCTCTCGGCTGAGGGGAACTCATATCCGCAATGAGGACAGCATACTTTCACCCCCGCAGGAGGAGCGGAGAAAGTATAGAAACATTCGGGGCATTGTTTCACCTTGTCGCTCTGCTCCTGCTTTTTATGCTGAGCTTTCGGCTTTTTCTCCAAGCTCCACTCCCTGTCATCGTCAGGCATACCAAACCTTGCATAGTTGCCAACGTGGTCGATTATGACGGCTCTTTTGTTAGGTCTGTACCGCATACATCTCATAGCCTGCTGAATGTAAAGAGTAAGGCTCTTGGTGGGTCGCAGGAGTATGGCACACTCGCAGTCGGGGACGTCAAAGCCCTCCGAGATAAGGTCAACGTTGCACAGCACAGTTATATCTCCCCTGCGGAAAGCTGAGATAATGCTGTCACGTTCTGCCTTTGGGGTCGAGCCGTCGATATGAGCCGCCTTTATGCCGTTTTCATTAAACACATCTGCCGTTCGCTGAGAATGTCTGACGGAAGCACAGTAGCATACCGCTTTTTTGCCATTTGCTAACTGTTTGTAATACTTTATGACGTCGCCGAAAACAGTATTTTTCACCATAGCTTTCTCTATCTCCGCCGCCATATATTCTCCGTGAGAAACGTGAAGCCCTGTAAGGTCGGCAACGTCAGGAGCATAGTAGTCATAAGGTGCAAGACAGTTGTTATCAATAAGCCATTTTGCAGATACGCCAATGATAAGCTTGTCGTTCACGTCACCAAGCCCGTCACCATTAAGGCGAACAGGAGTCGCTGTAACGCCCACTCTCGGCACGTCTGAAAAGTATTCGTATATGCGTTTGTAGGACTGAGCAAGGCTGTGGTGATTTTCGTCAGTTATGATAAGGGCAGGTCTGGCAAGCTTTTTAAGCCGTCTTGTAATTGTCTGCACCATACCAACTTCGCAGAGCCTCATATCAACGCCCCAGCGAATAAACGTCTTTTTTATCTGCTCCACAAGCTCACGTCTGTGGACGAGAAAAAGCACTCTCTTGCCGTTAAAGGTCGTTCGCCTTGCCATTTCAGCCACAATGCAAGACTTTCCTCCGCCGCAGGGCAGGACTATGCAGGGTGCTTTATACCCTGCACGCCAAGCCTGCCTTACCTGCTCCACCAGCTCATTCTGATACGCTCTCAGCTTCATTGGACTTCGCCGCCTTTACCCTTTTCAGAACGCATTTCATGCAAAGCTGTTTGCCGTAATTCTTCATCGAGCCGTCTATTATCTGCTGAACTGTACGCTTGCCGTCTGACATTATCGTCTTTCCGCACTCTGAGCAGATATGTTCGTCTGCAAAATGATAGTATGTTCTCAGTGCTTCATCAACAAGTTTCAGATCGTTGCTTATGTACATACTGTCGAACAGCCCGATAGGACTTTTGCAGGTGTCAGTGCCGTCCGTCTGAGTGGCGAAAAGATACTTGCCGTCAACCACAACAGTTTTAAGCACAGTTGTGAACATACCCTCGACAGTTATCTTTTCGTCAAGCAGCTTGCCGATAGTTTTAGCTTTCTGCCTGCCGTCCTCGCCTGTATCAAGGTGATTGAGAAAATACACGATAACATCTTCGGGAAGCATTTCAACGCTTCTCACAAGCTCCCAGAAATTCTTTGCAATGTCGGTGAACTTCTGATAGCCCGTTTCCTTTGCACGGCGCATAAACTCGTTCACCATAAGATACTGACTATCGTCAACGGCTATGGACTTTGCCGTCTGAGCTTTCATAAAGCGTTCTATCTCACCGTAATTGTCGGTATGTATCGTTGACTTAAACTGTGTGCGGAACGGAAGCTGTTTTCCGTTCACGTTCACAAGTGCAAGCTCGTCCTCTTTGAAATTTCTCAGGGAAGCAGATTTGCCGCTTCCTGAAAAGCCTAATACAAGTATCGCAAGTCCCATTCTCTTTTCCTCCTTATCTTATGTTTAGCCCCGGTCTGCGGACAACTGCCGCATAGGGGATCTCTCTGCCTGCCTCGATAGCCGCCTTGACAGCCGTCTTGCTTATGTCAGGATCTTTGTATTTCAGCAGGCTGTCATCATTGACCTTTGCCCACTCCACAAAGGCTTTCGGGTCTGTTATCTCGGTGCTTTCCCTGCCCTTTGTAATGCTTATCTTAGCCATAACGCCCTCTATTTTGTTAAGGTTGACCCTCTGCATACTGTTCATAAGATAAGCTTTAAGGCTCTCTGCCTGCTTGACCTTCTGCTCACGTCTTGCTTTGAGGGCTTTCTCCTCTGCTTCAAGCATTTTCGCCTCGCTGCTCAGCACCTTGACATAAGCCGCAACGTTCTCCGCCTTGTCCGTAAACTCAGCCTCAACGCATTCAAGTGTATCAAACCACACCTTTTCAGCCTCAGCCTTTTCCTCTGCCGTAAGCTCGGCATTTTCCGTCATATCCTCAAGGCTGTCAAAAAGCCTCTGAAAATCGTTTGTAAGCTCATAAAGTTTCATTTTTTATACCTCCAGTTTTGAATTGATTATATCCGCAAGCTGTCTTGCTTTTTGTGTGAAAAGTCCGTAATTGTCGCTGTCATTATGCTCGTTCACAAAGTCCACGAGCCTTGTTACGCTGTCAACAGCGGTGGAAAGATAAGCCTTGAATATGGCTTTATCGTCCTGCACGGGGGCGGTATCCACCTTCCCCGCAAGCTTTTTCTCATACTCTGCCTTAGTTCTGTCAAGCTCTGCACGAAGCTGTGAAAGCTTGTCCTGCTTATCCTTTTCAGCCCGCTCAGCTTTCTGCAAAAGCTCTCTGCGGTCTTTCAGGCTGTCTTCTTCAAGCTTTGAATATTTTTCCGACCAGTCAAGATCAACACGCCGCATAGCGTCTTTAAGGTTTGCCACCTCTTTACTGTCCGTTTCCACAGCTACCTCGATAGGACGGCTCTCAAGCTCCTTTATCTCGGCTTCAAGCTGCGTTACCTTATTTTTCATTTCAAGCACCTTTTTATCCGCCATAAAGACCTGATGGCTTGCCTCTGCATTTGACTTCATGGCTCTGTCACGCTCGTTCTGCAAAATATCTATTTTTGCTTTGAGCTCCTTGACAGTAGTGCTTTCAAGGTCGATATTTTCGGCAAGCTCTGTTCGCTCTTCATCGGAAAGCTTAGCAAGAAGTGTCAGCTTTTTAACTCCGATTTGTAAACTCGAGTTTACAAAATCCTGCGGTAATTTTTCAGCCACTCTAATGTAATTGTACACATTCATTCTTGAAAAGCCTGTTTCCTGCTCGCAATACTCTCCAAAATCTGAGTACCCAAGCTCCTTATAAAGCCTGCTGTCCCTCATTTCCTTAAAGCCCATACACATATCGTAAAGGCTCTGCTGTGCAAGCTGAGCTGAGGTCTTTATCCTGCGGTCAAGCTCAGCCGCCTTGATATATTCTGCCGATAGTTCGTTCATGCTGTTTTACGCTCCTTTCGTTTCTCAGCGAACACCCTGTCAAGATACCGCTGATACTTCTGTTCAAAGTCCTTTATCTCCTGCGGTTTGTCCTCACCGCCGTTTTGTACCACGTTGTTTCTATACCCTCTGCACTGCACGATACCGCCATATTGGCTAACTTCCACAGTATAGTAAGGCTTGTCAGGCTCAGAGGCTTTCCGCAGAAACATTATGCTGAGCTTTCCCATAGCATGGCGTTCTGCATATCCGCCCACACAATGGGAAAGTATCCTGCCCTCGTCCTCTATCTCTTTCACACTGTGTGGCTGTCTGATAAGCAAGCCGTCTGCCGAAAATTCAAGGCAGACACGCTCTGCAAGCCTTTTCGTGAAGTTCTGCAAAACAAGCTCGTCATGCTCATAGTTGATGATCTGAGTGAGTCTGTTGTGCATTGTCCAGAAATCGTGTGGCAATGCTATCATTGTATCGTGAATGTTATACTCCAGTGTTTCGCACTGCTCCAGATAGTCGCTGTAATCAAGAGGTGTCATTTTCTGCTCGTGTATGTATCGTGCCACCCTTTGCGGTGTAAGACCTGTTATCCTCACAAGACGTTCAAGAGTGCCGTGTTCGTTCTTAAAGACCTTTGCTATATTCAGTAAATCTTCCGGTCTGAGTTTTGGATATTCCTCACGATAGTCAAGATACTGCTCCCACAGCTGTTCACTGCCTTTGAGTGTCTTGAACTCCGTCTTGTTTAGTCCGAGCATTTTCAGCAGGTCATTACTTTTCCAGTTCACACGCTGAGAGAGCAGGAACTTTTCCTGGTATCCCCACCAACCTGTGTATCTCACGCTTGTTACGTCATAGTTCTGTTTCATAAGATACTCAAGATTAGGGTGCTTGCAGTATGCGTGAAGATAACATATAAGCATATTGCCGTGATAATGCTGATGTTGACTGTAACGCATATCCGACTTGTCTATGGCTTTGATGTTCAGCACCGAATAGGAATTATCATAGTTATATCCCATACAGCACTTGCAAAAGACAGGCTCACGGAAGTCATTACGCACCGACCAGTTAATGCCGTTATCACTGCCGTATCTCACAGATCCGTCACGGGCAAACACATAACGCTGACGTTCCACAAGGTCACCCGTTGAGTATCGGTGAAAGCAACGTGCAAAAAGCTCAGCACCCCTTGTGACGAACACCACATAATTCTTAGCACCTCTGCCTTTCATCTTATCCATAAGCTCTTTATCCACCGCAGGAAAGCAGTAGATAAGAGCCTCTTTTCTTGTCTTTTTCATACTGCTACCTCAGAAGTCAAGCAAGCCGTCAAGGGATAGGCTGACAGGCGGTTTTGCTGTTTCTTCGCTGCCCGAGCCGTCGCCCAGGTCGATAGTCATATTGAAATGAACGTCCGCACCCTTGAAGTAAAAGCTTACAGCTCTGCGGTAGACCTCGATATCCGAAATACTTTCCCTTACACCCTTAACAGCGTTTTCCGCACACTCAGCGAAAGTTCTGTCCGTCTGCAGGACCGCCTGAGCGAACTCCTCGTTCTGCTCACAGAAAGTTTTGAGGGCCTCAAGAGTAGGCTTTGCAACCGCCTGCGCATACTTGCCAAGCTTAGCGGCAGACAGTTCCTGCGACAGCTTGTCTTGAGCTTTCTTTGCGTTAATGTTCATTGCCGTCACCGCCTCTCAGTTCTTCAAGCTTACATCTTGTGTCGAATATTTTTCCGTATGCCTCTCCGATATCAAAGGCTCTCTGCTCACATTCTGACATTCCCTCATAAACAGTAAGTATATTTGAGCAAGCTTCATCAGCGGTTTTGTATGCTTGACAAATCGCTGCTTTTGTGGTATCATCAAGGTGTAATATTGAACCGGTATCTTTTGATACCTCCGAGCTTGTGCTGTTGGCAGACAGTGCAGGCTCGTTTTTTATGTACTCTGCAAGATATGTACTGCACATACGGTGCTTATCGCTGGCACAAAGCGGACAGCCGTCGCAATCTGTGATGTCACTAGCACAGCACTCCACCGCCTTTTCAAACTCCTCTTTTGTCATCATCGGTATCATCTTTATCCTCCTTAAACTTTTTCTCCCAGTGCTTTTCAATGGCACCAAGTAATATGTACATCACTACATCTATCCCTGCAAGCACGGCTATTGTTATCAGCAGTATCAACGCCATTTTACCACTTTCCTTTCATTTCAACTTCGACCTTGACCACGGGTCTGCCTGCTTCTCTCACTGCCTGCTCCAGTTCCTCACGAACTGTGTCTTCGGCGGTTTCTTTTATGTTTCGATACAGCCCATAGATCACCAGTGCAGCCAGTGCCATACATAACGCTATGGCAGATGCATATCTGATGATCTCCAACATTGCTATCAGGTTGTTCATTGTCTCACGTCCTTTAATTTTTACGTTCTGTGTTTTAAGCTATCCACTCAGGGTGTTCAGTCCTCGCCGTTTCGCAAAGCTTATCCCAGAGCGATGGGTCACGCCCGACCATATCCTGCAAAGCTCCTGCAAGCTTGCGTCCTATACTGTCCGCAGCCGCCTGCCGCTCCTGCTCCGTGCAATCGTCCCAAAGTTTGTAGCTCTTGCCACCATCGAACGAAACATGCCTTATGACTTTTAAAGGCGGATATTTCGGCATTTTTATCACCTCCCTGCTAGATTTTATGGGGTTTCGGGGTTGTACTATGACTTGTTACCCACATTCTTAAAAAGCTCCCCAGAGATCTGCTTGCTTATGGCTCTCCTTATCTCACCGCAAAGCATATCAGGCAGTGACTGCATATCGCTGATAGTCAGCTTTTCTTTTGCACACAAGGTAAGTATCTTGCCACAAGCTGTAAGTATCCTTTCCGTACTCTCGGACGTTATGTCTGAAAGTTCAGGATAGACAGCGACTATTTTGGACTGTTTCATTCTTATTACCCTTTCTCAATCATTTGTTGCATTTTCTCCTCAGTTGTGATATAATGGCTATATCTTACAAAGAAAGGAGGTTTCTGCAATGAATAAAGTTGATCTGCCAGAAACATTTTATGAACTTCCCAAAGATCGTCAGAGCTTTTTATTATCTTGGATATCAAATAATCTCAGGCCAATCGAAAGCACAAATACTCGTTATACATCTTACAGTATTAAACATTGGATTGAAGAAGAATATCCAAACGAATATTTTACTAATGGCGAACTTAAAGGAGCTATGCTCAAAGCTAATTATAGAACTAACAACGAAAATGCCTTAAACTGGTGTTTCAACATCTCTGAACGCTCACCTATTATAGTCAAGCGAAAAGCTCAGATGAAGTAATTCTTTTGGTTATCATTTCATTGAGGGAAACGACTATGCTCACAGTATTGTTGTTTCCCTCTTTTTCTATTTCCCAACGTTCAACAGCTTTATAACCAAGCTCTTTTAGTTTGCGGCAAAGTGTTGATTTCCCCGTTGGTCCTTGCTTGCCCTCGACAATGATACAAACATCTTTATCAAGTAACGCCAGTAATTTCACAACTTCTTGCTCTGAAAAATATTGTGATAACACTTTTCTGAGTTCCATATTCTCACCCCCTCTTTAATCACTTGTTGCATTATGCAACTCACTGAGTAAAAAAATATTTGCCGAACTCTCCAGCATCAATGTGGAGCAAGTGTGACAGTTTCTCAGCCTCGTCCAAGTCAAACGGACGAACATTGTTTATTTTCTGATTAGCTGTAGGTTGAGCTATGTTTAAACAATGTGCAACGTCAGCTTGAGTCAGTTCAAGCTCCTTCATTCTACCCTTGATCTTGTTCGTGTTTACCATATGCCAGCCTCCTTTCTTGTTGCATTTTGCAACTTACTGCATTATCATAATAGCACATAACTTTTCACTTGTCAATAGCATTTTGCAACATTTTTTTATTTTTTTTAAAAAAGCTATTGCATTATGCAATTTAATGTGATATAATCATTATAACGAAAGCAGGTGAGCAAGATTTGAATACCGTAGAAATTGGAAATAGAATAAAAGCTGCAAGAGAAGAAAAAGGACTTACACAAGAAGAACTTGGTATCCGTCTTGGATTGAATAAATCAACTATCCAAAGATATGAGGCAGGAAAAATTCTCAGAATAAAATTGCCTGTTCTTGAATCAATCGCTATTGAGTTGAATGTTAATCCTGAATATCTTGCATTAAAAACTGATGATCCTAGCCCTAAACATTCTTCTCATATTATAGACTCCAACGCAACCATACTCCCGCAAGACAACGTACATATAATACCTATATATGAGAGTGTGTCGGCTGGGTTTGGTGCTTATGCTGACGATTATGTTGTAGGCTATATGCCGCTTTATATCGTCAGCGAGGAAGAAGCTAAGAATACAATGTGCATTGTCGTTTCGGGGGACAGTATGTATCCGAAGATAGAGAACGGCGACAAGATACAAGTATTAAGGCAGGATTGGGCTGAGGACGGACAGGTAGTTGTTGCCCTTATCGACGGTGAAAACGGCGTTGTGAAGAAAATCAAGTATTCTGATGACAAGATAACCCTTGTATCATTCAATCCCGAATATCAACCGAGAGAGTTTGTCGGTGCAGAAAGAGACCGCATAAGAATACTCGGCATTGTAAAAACAGTTATAAAATCCTTATAATAAAAAAATCCCCGTCAGTACCGCAAATACTGACAGGGACAGCACACAGAATTTTCTCCTGCATGGTTACAAATACATTATATCACCAATTTAAGACATTGTAAATGATTTCAATAAATTGTTTACAAAAGTCGGTTTATAGGGAGGAAAAAATATGACTTGTCCAAATTGTAAAGGCGAAAACGCACCAGGCGTAGCAGTATGTGAATATTGCGGTCACGAACTGCCGCAGCCGCAGAAAATTGATAACCACGTTGAGCATAACAGCAATATCGTTCAGCACATCACATACGTTACAAACGTCCAGCAGGTCGCACCGCAAGCTCCTGTTGAGCAGATAAGCCCTAAGAGCAAAAGCACAGCTGAAATACTTTGCCTGCTGACCTTTTTAGGCTTGGGCGGTTTGAACAGATTTTATGTAGGCAAAGCTGGCACAGGTTTGCTGTACTTCTTTACTTTCGGAGGTTTCTTTATTGGAGCAATAGTTGATATGATAAATTTGTTTCAGGGAAACTTCACTGACGCTCAGGGCAGAGTGTTAAAATAAAATCCCCTGCAAGTATTGTAAATACTGACATGACAAAAAAATCTCGCCCCCAAGTGCTACCAACACTCAGAGGCGAGCAGAGCGGATACTACCAATATCAGCTCAGAACGAACAAAACCCAATCACCACAAAAGGGCTTATTCTGCCCTTTTATTATACTGCATATTATTAAATATGTCAAGAAAATAGGAGGAAAAAATCAATGAAGATCGCAGCGGCTTACGTTCGTGTTTCCACCGAAGAGCAAACAGAGCTGTCCCCTGACAGCCAGGTCAAGCTCATTCGTGAATATGCCAAGAAAAACGGCTATATCGTGCCGAAAGAATTTATCTTCCACGATGACGGCATTTCGGGACGTTCCACTGCCAAGCGGCAGGGCTTTAACCAGATGATAGGCACAGCTAAGCTCAAGCCGAAGCCATTTGACGCTATCCTGCTGTGGAAATTCAGCCGTTTCGCCCGTAATCGTGAGGACAGTATCGTCTATAAATCAATGCTCCGAAAGCTGGGTATCGACGTCATTTCTATCTCTGAGAACGTCGGCGACGACAAAATGTCCGTGCTTATCGAGGCTATGATAGAGGCAATGGACGAGTATTACAGCATTAACCTTGCCGAAGAAGTCAAGCGTGGTATGACGGAGAAGTTCGGGCGAGGTCTGAAAGTTTCAGGTCCTCCGCTGGGCTATGATATGAAGAACGGCGAATTTGTGGTCAATGAGCAAGGGGCCGAGATCGTCCGCCGCATATTTGATATGTACGTCAACCAAGATATGGGCTACCTCAATATCGCCCGTGAGCTGAACGCTGAGGGCATACGCACCCTGCATGGCAATGATTTTGAGACCCGCACTATCGCTTACATCATCAAAAATCCCGTCTATATCGGTATGCAGCGTTGGACGCCCGGCGGAGGTGGCTCAAAGGGTCACTACCGCTCTGCCGTAGCCGATAAAGTTGTTATTACTCAAGCTCACCACCCTGCCATTATCGACAAAGAGCTTTTTGAAAAGGCTCAGCAGAAAGCTGCAAAGACTCACAGACCATACGAACGCAGTGGATCCACCAAGCACGAGTATATGCTCAGAGGCTTACTGAAATGCAGTTCCTGTGGCTCAAACCTCACAATGGGGTCGGTCAAAAGCGGCACTCTGCAATGCTATCAGTACGCTCACGGGCGGTGTAAGGAGTCCCATGCTATTACTATCAGTAAGATAGACAAAGCGGTCATAGAGGACATACAGGGGCTTGTGGACGGCACAGCGACCGATTACAAGCTTGTTGACCAATCCCCTGCCAAGCCGAAGAAAGACACGTCCAAGTTTGAGACACAGCTTGAACGTGAGCGAATGAAGCTCGAACGAGTTAAGGCGGCATATGCAGACGGCATTGACACGCTGGAGGAATACAAACGCAACAAGTCGGAAGTCCTCGCCAGCATTGCAGAGCTGGAAAGCAAGCTCCGCCAAGCACAGCCGTCCAAGCCACAGCCCACCGCCGACCGCCTGCCTGATTTGAAAGTCAGGGCACAGGAAGTTCTCAATGTCATCACCTCGCCTAATGCCACGCCTGTGGAAAAGAACAACGCTTTGCGCACTATTGTTGACAAAGTTGTCTTTGACCGCAAGACGTCAAGCATTGAAATGTATTACCTGTGCTGAAACGGTGTATTTAGACGGTTTTAGAGTGGGTATAACTTTTTGAAGTCTGGCGGCCCTGACGGCGAGCTTGGTGCAGCGCTTCGCTATCTCAATCAGCGTTACTCAGCCCCCTGCCGTGAGGTGCAGGCAATACTCAACGATATCGGCACAGAAGAACTTGCCCACATCGAAATGATCGGCACTATTATCTATCAGCTGACCCGCGACCTCTCCCTCAAGGAGATAAAAGACAGTGGCTTTGACACCTATTTTGTTGACCACACTACAGGCGTTTACCCTATAGCCGCCTCTGGTGTACCATTTTCTGCGGAAATCTTCCAAAGTACCGGTGACGCTATTGCTGATATACACGAAGACCTTGCTGCTGAGCAAAAAGCCCGCCTGACCTACGACAACATTCTCAGGCTTGCTGACGATCCCGATGTCCGTGACCCTATCAAGTTTCTTCGTGAACGTGAGATAGTCCACTACCAGCGCTTCGGCGAAGGACTAAGACTTATTCAGGATATGCTTGACAGCAAAAATTTCTACGCTTTCAATCCTAGCTTTGACAAATAATAAAAAAAGCGGACTGATAACAACAGTCCGCTTTTTTGTACATATATCAAAAATCTTCCTTGTCCATCTGCTTGCCGCTCCTGCTGACCTTTTTATTAAGTATCAGTGAAAAAGCCAGCGTTGCAGCTATGAGTGCTATCATCACAAGCACTGATTTTATTGTCAAATGCTTCAACTGTGCTCCAATATATGTCTGCACAAGCATTTCAGGCATCACTCCCATTATCGAGCCAAGAAGATATGGTCTGTAAGGCATTCGCAGTGCGCCGTGTATCATTGAAACAAGGTCGCCCGGCACAACTACCACAGCCCTTGAAATGTAGGAGGCGAACAGATTATTGTCATGCCCATAATTTACAAGCTTTCGTGCCTTAGGATATTTCATCTCAATAACACGCATGATATCGCCACCAGATATTCTTCCCACA